CTGTCTGCGCCGGTTCAGCCACCCTTCCCGGCGGTGACTTGTCGCGGTGCAAGGAGACGCTCATGCAGTTGCGCGCAGTTTTTCCTGCCGGGCCGGACAAGTGCGTGAACCGGGACCGGATTCCCCGGCGCAACGCCCTTGGGCGGAGCCGAACAGACGATTTCTCCCGGTGCGGCTGCATTATTCCGAAAATTTGTACTATCTTTGCAATGTTTCCATGAGACTTTGTTTCGCAAAACGGGGGTGCCCGGTTTTGACAGCAGGCAGAGTTTGATTGTAAGCACGCCGAGCGCTGTGTGGCGGCTCGTTAATCCCGATGCTCGATTTACAAATGGCAATAACAGCTATGCACTCGCTGCCTAATTTTCAGAGAAAGTTAGCTTAATCGCCGGGTCCAAGGAGGCTTGGCGACGAGTATCCCGGAGAGTGGTTCCGCTCTTTAACCGCTTTCCATACGGGGTATCATCGATTTAGAGATAGTGCGCCGGACCGTCCCGGCCGGCGTGCGAAATTCAGGGACTGGGACCTCGGTTAGGCGGCCGCCTGCCGGACCGGGGTAGAAGGATCAAGTGGCGGCTAAGCGTGTAGAAAGCTTTCGGGTTCCCTGTTTGGACGCGGGTTCGACTCCCGCCACCTCCACAATTACTAAACGCATCTGCTTTATTTACAAGTGGGTGCGTTTTGTTGTTGTATTATTCGTTGTATTGTTCGGTTTCCTGCATGAAAAATGGATGCCGGCTCAACATTTCGGCATTCTCTTGCGCAGACACTTTTATGTATTTTAAGAATGTACTCTCTTTCGTGTGCCCGGTAATTTTCATTATGGCAATAGTTGGAACTCCCGCTTTATAGGCGTTCGTCGCAAAGGACCGACGGGCGGTGTGGGAGGAGACGAGTTTATATTTCGGGATAATTTTTTCGACGTTCTTTCCGCTTTCGTTCTTATTGATTAGAACATCTTCGGTAATTCCCGCCAGCCGGCATAATTCTTTGATCTGCTCATTGAGCTTTTGGTCGCTGATCGTATTTGTGAGATCAAATCCGCTTTCAATGATTTCCCGGACTATAGGGTGAATAGGAATAACGACCGGGATGCCGGTTTTGTGGGTCTTGATCGTGATATGCCGTCCGATATGAGCGGCACTCAAACGCGAAAAATCGGACACCCGTAGTCCGGTGTAGCAGCCGATCAGGAACAATCCCCGCGCCCGTCTCAAAGCTGTGATTTTGCGGGGAATATTCTCTCCTTCTTGGGCTTTGTTGCAAGCGGCATCCTTCTGAACCGCAGAAGGGATATCGAGGGTGTATATTTTCTCCAGCTCTTTCAGGTCGAGATATACATTATCTACCGAATCCTTTGGCGCTATAAAATCCCGGTGGTCGGTTCCGTGTTCATTGTGAAGGCGGTCGCATACGCGTGATTCCCTATATACCTGCTTTACTATTTTTATAATGTTGCCAAAATAATTCCGGGAATACCCCTGCTCGTAAAACCAATGCTGGAACCGGTTGTAAAAATCAATGTCGATTTCACTGATTTGCAGGTGACGCCGTGTGTCTTTCTCGAAGTCTCGTAATTTATGAAGCGCCTGCGTATATTTCACGACTGTCAGTTTCTCTCTGGCTATGGAATAGCGGGGGATATATATCTTTTCCAAATAATCGGTGAAATATCGCTTCTCGGTATCCGATGCCTCTTCATTGGTTGCGGTCAATTCGGCAATCTTATCTGCAAATTCTTTCGCAGCAGGGGAAATCCGTGAGTCTGTGAAATATTTCACCGTCCTCTTTCCGATTTCTTCCCACCGGTCGATTTCATCGTTTATCTTGTTTCCCTCCTTGAAATCGGCCGTCGTCCGGGCGCGCTTCTTGGAATCGTTCCAATACTTCACCGGCACACCGATTCCGATGCTCTTCTTGTACTGTTTGCCATACAAACTTACGAGCATCACGATAGTCGCTTTCGGACGGTGCTTGTTGGTGACCGTAAAGGTTATCATAGTCTGGATTCATTATGGAGCGGTAGCGTAAATTATTGCACTTCGCTGACAATAATTATCCGCTCGTATATTTTGCCCTCAAAGGTATATTCATCGGTCTTGCCGAGAACCCAGCGCCAGTCGGTGATCCGTTTGGCATCGTAGATCGACTGCCATTTACTCCAGTCTGTAGCCTTGAATTTGAAACGAAGGTTGGCTACTTGGTAAAGCTTTATTTCTCTTGATTCGCTGACGTCCGGTCGAGATGTGTCGGTCGGAGCAATTTGAGCAAAAACTTCATCGTCGGGGAAAATGTCATATGGAAGCCGGTCGTCAATGCTTAATAGACTGAATCCTCCACTTGCGTGTTTCCCTTGAACATAGAACGTCTGTACATATTCATGTCCGACTTTATACTTGGTCGTATAGGGAACCGGATCGTTGCTGCTGTCCTTGCTGCAAGCGAAAAATAAAGTTACTGCGAGAGTTATGAGAAGTTTTTGCATTGGATCGTGCGGGTAATGAATTAATGAAGAAGGTTGCGTAGGGACTCGATTTTCAGATCGAAGACACTTATATTTTCCATTTCTTTTTGATTTAATCCCTTGATATTTATACCGCATTCGGCACAAAATTCTCTGTCAATAGAATTTTTATGCCCGTTTTTGCAGATGAATTTTTCTGATTCCTTAAACATACCTTTGACACTCTCTATTTTCCCCGTGTCAGGAAGATTTTTTAGACGGGTAGCTATTACTTCCATTTCAGATAAATCTTCTAAGGAATAAAAATCTCGTTCAAAGGGCAAACACGCTATCGCCCCATGAATTTTTTTCGAATCTATGAGATGTAATACAGATTTGGGGTCAAATAGCTTATTTTCTTTAATTAATTTGATAGTGCCATTTCCAACTTCTTTGTAGAGAATTTTAATTGCTGTATCTCTATTGATTAGGCCGATATATTGTGGAAAGTTGGTTAATAGTGCATCTCTTCTTTCGGGCATATAGTCGCTATACTGCCCGGTTTGAAGGAAGGTGGATAGCAATGTAGCCGCTATTTCATCAATAGGGTTGTTTAAAAGATAATTCCATTGTTCGACAGTTGGAAGTTTGTCTTTGTTTACGGTGTCGATTATAAGACGTCGTGTAACTTCTTGGCAAAGCATTTCGTTGGAGATATTAATATTGTCTGGAGTCACTTGTTGGTTGTTAGTTTCTTTGAGTTTTAATTTAACTGCCATACCAACAGCCGAAACCATAAACATAGATTTGCTTTTGCCTGAAATTTCACCAAAATCCATTTTAACACCGACAACTGCGTCTGCTCCAATGCGGGAGGCTTTTATTTGCAGGGCTTCAACTGCAGAATTATATACTTTGTCCAGTTTATTTTGGTAGGTATTTGAGTATCCGCCAAATAAGTCTGTAAATGATGCCGCGAAATCTGAAAATAAATTCGTGCCGACAACTACGTTGGTGGCAATTAGCTCTATATATTTTTCTATTTCAGCATTTTCGATACAGTTCGTAGTTGTAATGATGATTGGTTTCATATTGGATTACATTATATTCCTCTTAATAACTCCTGTTACGCGCAATAGTCGACGCACATCCTCGAATGGTATTTCGAATTCCGGATAGAAATATTCCCCAGTCATTGGGCCGCTTTCGTGTTTCATGTGATTGTCGCTAAGACACCGGAACGCTGATTTTTCTTTATTATAATACAAGCGCTTCAGATAGCGATTTTCGGATGTTTCAACTACGTATACGGTGCCCGGCTCAATAAAACGTTCATTATACTGTTTGAGGCCGATAACGCATCCTGCAGGATAATTCGGTACCATACTATTGCCGTATACCCGGAGGGCAAATTCACTGTCCTTCATAAGGCCTCCGATTTCAATCATACCTGATGGCCGTGCTTGTGTCATTTCCATGCCGTATGCTGTTCCTGCTGCTACTTCAGCGTCATAATAGGGGATTACGCGACCGATACTTATTGCACCGCTATCTGCATTCGTTGTGTATTCTGATAATTGTGTTTCTGTTCTATCCATATTCCCATTACCTGTAATTAGCCAGTTAATGTTCAAGTCTGGGAAACTCCTTGAAATATTGTCTAATTTGTCTTGCGAGGGATTATGTAGAACCCTATTGAAATATCCATTTGATAGTCCGGAAAGTAGTTCGAATTTGGAAACCGGTATCTTCTTGTATTTGCAATATTCCTTTACTCGATCTTTAAGTGTCATTATATCAGTGTATTTATTATTTTGCAGTTAATGATAAAATAATTTTATAGACAAAATGTCTAAATTAATTCGTAAATGTCTAATTATTGTCTATATTTGCATTGTCAACATACAACGTATGTACAAATATAGGAAAAATAACGAATAAAAATGCTTCAATGAAACCCATGTGCAATAAAAGCCGGATAATGAAGAATGCGTGGTATTTAAAGCGCGTAAGTTCGATGGCATTTGCCGCATGCCTGCGCAAAGCATGGCGCAACGAGAAGCTGGCGATGCTGAGGGCGAAGATCGAAAAGCGTCCGACGGAGCAGCCGAAGGCGACGGAATACCGTCCGGAACTTCTGACGGTTCCTGCGGACTATTACGGCGTGCGCAGGCAATATTATGGCGACTGATAAACAACGAAAAAACTATTGATACAGACATGAAGGCAAAAGAAGTAATGAAGCGACCCGATTATGTAGGGACGCTGCGCAGAATTCCGGTGGGGGTTACTCTGGTGTTCAAAATGGTCGGCACAACGTACAATTCGATGCTTACGGCACGCGGACGCCTGCAAAACAACAAGGAAGGGATGTGGCATTTCGAGATCGACACGGTGTCGAACGAAATGAAAGTGACACGGCTGTCGTAGCGTTGCGAGGTGAATTTGGAACAAATTGATTCTTATGACATCCGAGGACATTTACACTCACGTATCGAATCTTGAAGCTCGTTGTCGGGAGCTTGAAGCATGGCGTAGGCGCAGCGTCGATGTGACGCGGTTCGAGGAGGTTGGTTTAACTTCTGCGGAAGTTGCGCGATTCTTAGGGATGCGGGTGAGTACGGTCCGGAACTATGCACGTTACGGATTGATCGAAAAACATCCCGATTCAACCGACGGAAAACTGCTGTTTAAAGCTAATGTCGTGCTGATGCTTACCTATGAGGATTTGAAAAAAGCCAAACGTCGTTTAAAGTGGCAACTTAGGCAAAATTAGTCTGCAACTATACTAATAATAGTGATTTATGGAATCAGTATTTGAACTGCGGCCGTCCTACCAGTCGCCGGCCCAAAAAGAACGAAGCGAGCGGAACCGTCGCCGTTTCATGCGCCGCCGGGCGATCCTGCGGTGGGTAATGAGAACCTTCAGACTTTATCGCTAAGGGAATGGAATCCTATACGAACATATCCAGCTCCATGAACAGCCCGGAAGTTTTAGGCGATTACAAAAGCCAGTTCATCGACGGGTGTCCGCGCGGATCGAGAACGGCCGCGGAGGTATGCCTGCGCCAGTCGAGCCTTGAATCCTTCTGGCGAAGCGTGATTGAAGCTGTAAGACGTGATCCGCGTGGCGATATAGACGGAGCAGTTTTCACCAGCGCCGATCTTAGCGTGTGTCTCGGTCCGTGGGATGTCGATGTCAGGCATCATTACGAATGGATCGAAAAGGAAGACGGGGACAGTTATGCAGGACACTTCGAGTCGTACGGGGAACTGAATGAAAGTTATGAAGTGATCGCGGCATATGATGCTGAATACGATGAACAACTTACGGGACTTCCTGCTGTACTCAATGCGTTTTACGAGGCCCACAAAATGAGATTGCACAACAATCTGACATAAACTTTAGCCGTCCGCCCCACGATACGGGGCAATCGGAGAGTTACTCAAGTGGTGACGAGGTTTGGTTGCTAACCAGATAGGCCGGTAACGGCGCGGGGGTTCGATCCCCTCACTCTCCCCACCGATTGTTTAACCAATAAAAATTTCAAATCATGGAAAACGCAAACACGAATGCCGTAGCGACGGTAGATTTCCGCAACCTTCCGGACCTCTCGAAAGCCGAGGCCGAACCCGTAGAAATGTCGGGTGAATACTGGACGCCCGAAAAGGAGGGGGAGACGCGCCGCCTGTTCTTCGTGGGGCTGAATATGGAAAATGTCGTTGAAATGGAATCGGGTGAGTCGCGTGAACTTCTGGTCGCCCAGTTTGCCGAGAATATCAACGGCGAGCTGCGTGCCGTTCGCAACGGTTCGCGCCGACTCGTAGGCATTTTCGAATCCTTTCAGGCTTCGATCAAGCCGGGCGATGCTTTCGAAATCACTTACCTCGGTAAGAAAAAGAACGTGTCGAACAGCTACAAATCGGATAACTGGAGTGTTAAACGGCTTATCCTGAAAAAATAGCGATGGACTACGGGTTTGACATATCCGATCTGACCGGTGCGACTGTAGCGGAGGAGCTTTCCCCGCTCCAGTTCGACCGAGAGGATTACACGCCCTTCGAGGAGTTCCTGCACCGTATTCCGATGTTACCCGAAAAGCCGAGAAAGGTTCATAATTACGCTTTGAGCGTGAAAGGCAGGGTAGTGAACGACAGAATGGAAAAGTACCTCGCGCATCCGGGCGAAAGCTCGTCGCTTCTGAAAGAAGCCTTGAAATCCCCGCGGCACTACCTGATCGCCCGGAACGAGGAGGTTAAACCCCGCAACACTGATCATTTTGAGCTGGGAACCTTCTGCCATCAGGCGATACTGGAACCTTCGAAATTCGAAAAGGTCGTCGTCGAACCCAAAAACAACCGGGGGACGATCGAAGGGTGCCGCAATCTTATCGGCTGGTACTGTGATTTGCTCTCCATTCCGCAGTACGCGGTCCTTTCGACGCTGAAGATTCAGGCGTTGAAGGATATGGTTTCTGACCTCGAAATGCTGGCGAAAAAGGCGGGCTATACGATGATCGGCGATGAGCACTACAACATTATTCGGGTCGTGAAGACCGCCTACAAGACCTACGGCGGCGGCATCCTTCCCAAGTTGATGCGGTACGTCAAAACCGAGACATCGATGTACGGCACCGATCCGTCTACGGGCTTAAAGGTGAAGATACGGCCCGACGGCCTGCTGCTGGAGGAGAATTTCGGCATAAACGCGATCCTTTCGGTAAAAACCACCTGCGCTACTTCTGTTGAGGCGTTTATGCGCGACTGTGCGAAGTTCCGCTACGAGCTGGCCGAAGGAATGTACCTGAAGGTCGCCAGCGAGGTGACGGGCCGCAAATTCACGGCGACGCTGATGATCATGGCGCAGACGACGCTTCCGTTTCAGGTCGCGGTCTTCTACTGGGATGCCGAAGATTTGCAGGTCGGAAAGTACAAGTACGCGCAGGCGATGGACATCGTCAAAAAGTGCATGGATGCGAATACGTGGCCCGGCTTCGACGCCAAAGCGGAGTCAGGCGCTTACGGGATCATCCAGTGCAAGCTGCCCGATTACATCAAATCGGAGCTGTTGCCGCAATACCTTCCTGAAGCATGAGCCGGGCAAGGGAAATACTCGACCGGTTGTTCTGTGCATACATTCGCCGCCGTGACTGCCGCGACGGAGCGGGCCGGTGCATCAGCTGCGGTCGGCCGATCACCTTCTCGATGTGCGACGCTGGTCACTACATCCCGCGGACACACACGGCGACGCGATGGAACATTTATAACGTGAACGCTCAATGCCGGGAATGCAACCGTATGAAGGACGGCAACGGGGAAAACTACCGTCTCGGCCTTATCGAACGATACGGACTGCCGGTAGTCGAGAAACTGGAGCAGGAGCGTCACGCCACGGTGAAACTCACCGACAACGATTACAGGACTTTAACAAGATTTTTCAAACAACAAACCGCAAAATTATGAGCGACAAGAATTATCGTCTGGAACATCCGGAGTACAAAATTCCCGAACAGTACGAAGCATACCCGCGTGAGTTGAATTTCGGCGGCGAAACGCTGGATGAAGCCGTCAAACTGGCCATGGACCGGTTGATTGCAGAGCCGACGAAAGAGAGCGCCCAGCGTTGCCTCGACGAGAAGGAGATCGAGATTTATCGCGGGGAATACACTTCACTGCTGGAAAACGACAAACCGGCCGAGCAGGCCGCTCTCGACGAATTGCTGGCCGAGGACGCCCGCCTGAAAGAGAAGATCAAGGCGCAGCGTGAAGTGATCCAGAGCATCACCCAGAAAGTAAACGACAAAATCCGGCTTATCAAGGACGGCACGGTATACGAACCGCTGGAGGCGGACAGCTCGCTGCGGATCGCCGTTGACGGCAACTACCTGCATTACACCTATGCCGGCGGTAAATTCGTCCTCGCCAAAGTCTGCCCGATTCCGTCGAACGATCAGGGCAACCTGTTCTCGCGTCAGACCAAGAATCAGGAGGTGTTTATCCGGATGTTCGGGTGCGATTTCACACCTTCCGACACCTTCGAAGAGGTGAAGGTTGCCAAGAAGGGTGCGAAGGCTCTGGAGGGCCGCAAACTGGCCGCCTCGGCGATCTGGCGCTACACTGAAGATTTCGTGGACGAAGACACCGGAACCGTCGTCCCGGTCGAACGCACACGCACGATCGTGGACCGTGATACGATACTCGATGCCGAGGCTGTAACACGCCTTATCGCCGAAGAGGTCGAATCGGTTGTGCTCTACAAGATCAAGGCGGAGAATGACACGCCTTCAGCATAAGCGGGGCCGTCCGTCCAACTACCGGCTGCAGCTGCGCTCTCCCTATTGGGAGAACGTGGCCCGGCGGGTGGGAAACCGCGACGGGCATCGGTGCCGGAAGTGCGGCGGGACGGTCAATCTGGAAGTGCATCACACGACCTATTACGACGAAAAAGGCCGGTCGATAGTCGGCCGTGAAGCCGATTATCTGGACAAACTCATAACACTCTGCGCCGAGTGCCACAAGCAAGAACATCGAAAGTAAAATGGCTAAGAAAAAGATAGATACCTTCATTCTGCGGAACGACTTTTTTCCGCAGATCAAGATGCTGAGCAGGGAGCAGCGGGGCGATCTGCTGACGGCCATATTCGCGTATTCCACGGGCGAAGAGCTGCCCGATATGGATATGGTCACCCAAATGTGCTTCGGCTTTATCAAATCGTCTTTGGATTCCAATTCGGAGAAATATCAGGCCAAGTGCGATAAGAACAGGGAGAACGGCGCCCGCGGCGGACGTCCCTCGTCAAAACCGAACGCTTCGGAAAATAACCGAACGGTTTCAGACGAAAGCGAACGGTTTTCGGAAGAACCGAACGGAAATGCGGCGGACGATGAAAAACCGATCGCAAAAAACGGAAACCCTATTAAATCTTATTCTAATCTTAAATCTGATTATAAATCTAATTCTGTTTCTGATTCTGAATTGCGCGGGGAAGAGAGAGAGATTTTTTTGAAAATTCTGTTGTTCGATAAAAAACTGCTCAATCCGCTTCTGGAACTCGAACGCTTCGTCGCTTACTACGAAAAAACCGGCTGGGTAGACGCCAACGGCAACGCGATAAAGAACCGGGCCGCAGCGCTTAAATTCTGGAAACCGGACGAGAATGCCGAAAAATGTCCTGCCGGCATAGCAGACACTTGGCGCGAAGTGTACAATGCGGTTGCCGGCGCTGCGGGCGGCGAGGATTGCACGCCGATGCTGACTTTATTCCGGGGATTGTACGCAGAAGGCGATACGATTCATATTACCGCGGCGAAGAAGTCCCTCGTGGCATTCATGGAGGAGCCGAAGCGTCTGTCTCTGATACGCGAAGTATTGGACCGCCGTTTCGGACCGGATAAAAAACTTCATTACCGAGTACCCAAATGACCCCGCAAGAATTCTTTCATAAGGTCGAGCGCCTTCGCTCCAAACAGAAGGAATATTTCCGCACCCGGTCGTCTGCGGCCCTGACCGACAGCAAGCGGCTGGAGCGAGAGATCGACGAGGAGATCGAACGGGTCAATAAGATTTTGCAGTCACGCCGTTCCCCTCGGTTAAACTTTAACGAGCAATGAGGATGAAAGTCATAGTAACCTTTTCGGGTGGGAAAGACAGCTGCATGAGCTATTACGGATTATGCGAATGACTATGAAATTACGAGTATTCACAAGTTTTTCCGGCTATGACAGTCAGTTGATGGCTCTTCGGGACATCGGCGCGGACTACGAGTGCGTGGGCTGGTCGGAGATCGACAAGTGGGCGATCAAGGCCCATAATGCTGTATTCCCGGAGTTGGCAGACCGAAATTACGGCGACATCACGAAAATCGATTGGAACGCCGTTCCGAATTTCGACCTGTTCACTTACTCGTTTCCGTGTACCGACATCAGCAGCGCCGGAGAGCAGAAGGGTTTCGACGAAGATTCGGGCACCCGTTCATCCCTGTTATGGGAATGCCGTCGGCCGATTGCGGCCAAGCGTCCTAAACTCCTGCTGATGGAGAATGTGAAAGCCCTCGTATCGGAGAAATACCGTCCGCTGTTTCTCAAATGGGAATCGTGGCTTCGCTCGCTCGGTTATGTCAATTATACGGAAATACTCAACGCCAAAGACTACGGTGTGCCGCAGAACCGAGAACGTGTATTTATGCTCTCCATTCTTAATGGGTGCTGGTATGAATTTCCGCATCCGGTTCGGTTGGAAAAGCGGCTGAAAGACGTACTGGAGTTGGAGGTGGACAAGAAGTATTATTTGTACGAAAATGAGTTGAAAGTCATTAGAGAGGCATTAAAAAAATGGACGAATGTAAACGGCGACACGGATAAAGTGATTCAGATCGGTGCGACAAAGGAAACAGACTGGAACCGACAGCAATACCGGGTATACGATCCGACTGGCATCAGCCCGACGATAACGACGAAATCGGGCGGCGGGCTTGAACCGAAAATCCTGATGCGGGGGCGCGGCTTCAACAAAGGCGGCGAAGCGGATATTCCCGGAACGATTACAGGCAGCGCGTGGGAACAAAACAATCTGCTGTACTATGACGACTGCATCCGCCGCCTTACGCCCCGCGAGTGTTTGCGGCTGATGGATGTTTCGGACAGCGACATTAACAAGATACAAGCTGCAGGAATCAGCGATACCCAGCAGTACAAGCTGGCCGGAAATAGTATCGTAAAGGCCCCGATGATGGGGATATTTGAAAACATGTTGAGATTTAACAGTTAGTGATATGAAAGACCAAGTAACGAGCATCGAGCAGTCGAAGAGGCTGATCGAACTGGGAGTGCCTGCGGATAAGGCGAGCATGGTGTACAGGAAGAGATACATCAAAAACGAGTACGTGCTGGATGTGTTGAGCAGGGAAATGGAGGTTATCGCCCCCGCCTTCACGGTCGCCGACCTGCTGGAAAAGGTGCTTCCGAATGTGATTCAGGACGCCCACAACACTTACGAACTGACACTGAAAGCAGTGGTTGGCGGTGGATGGAGATTCTGTTACACCCCCGTACTTACCCAATTAGAAGCCGATAATATTGGGGAGAAAATGGGCGATAGCCTGATAGAGCTTCTATGCAATCGGATTGAGTGGGCAGTGTCTAACGGATATGGTTTGAACCTATGAAACTACCTATTGAAGTTCACAATCCGCTTATCCCGTTTAAGGGATTCAGCTGGATAACATGGCTTGCGTTCGCGTTCACCCGGAAGCCCAAGTACCAGCATCTGACTAAGAAAACGCGCCGCCACGAAGGAATCCACTGCGCCCAGCAGATCGAACTGGCTGGGCTGTTCGCGGCAATCCTCCTGCCCGTCGCCATAAGCTACTCGTTCGCGTGGTGGGGCTGGGTCCTGACGGTGTTAGGCATTCTCTTCGCCGGCTGGATTTGCTACGGCATTTCGTGGCTGATCGAAGTACTTATCCCGCCTTATCCGGGCGCGTACTACTACACCTGCTTTGAGACCGAGGCATACAACAACGAGGATGATCCGGACTACTTGAAGCGGCGTATGCCGTTCTGGGGATGGATTTCTTGCATACCGAATCGCAAAGTGAAACACAAAAGATAACCAACCATGAAAAGTAAACGAGCGCAAAAAGAACTGGAAAAGTTGGAAAAATTTTATCCATTCAGTGGATGGATTGCACCCTCTGACACGTATCGAATAGCCGAGATTGCCGAGCGGGAGGCCGAGGAGCGGATGCGGAAGAAAGCGATTGAGGCGTATTGCAGCGAATGCACATGTTATGAAACTGGGGTCTGCGCATTAGACCCCGATAAGTGTGCCACAAAACTACTTTTCGTCCAAAACATGAGCAAAAAATGAAAACGAACTGTCCGGTTTTGAGATGTAAAGCATGGGGACGGAACGTCTTCAACGGTTTCTAAAACCAACGAATGATCTGCCTTGATCCATGCTTAATACTATAAAAATAATCAAATTGTTTAACAATGAACAAATGTACGACGATTGAGGAAAGAGCAAAAGCCTTTTGCGAAAATAACATCTGCGTGACTTGCGGAGACCGCAAGAATTGCAACCGGAAATGTTTAGGTACTTGTATTCCGACCTATGATGCCCTTGAATGGCTTATTCAGTTCGGAAAATCCGAGCGCGAGGAGCTTACCCGCTGGCGCGATCCGAAAGAGGAGTTGCCGGAGTTATTAACACCTGTGCTCGGTAGACAGTCAGATTGCCAAAATACCTACTACAAAATCGTGTATCGACACGAATACGACAATGAAGACGGACGCTACAGATGGACGGATAGCGAGGGTTGTCCGATATACGTAGATGGCTGGCAGAAGATTCACGCATAAGACAAGACTATGACACCGAAGGAACTTTACGAATGGGCGATAGAGAGGGGCGCCGAAAATTTCGACATAATGGTAAACGGAATGGCAATCGACTATTACCCTCCTACAATAGACCATACAATACAAACCATTGAGATAAAACAACCAATGATAAGATGAAAACCAAACTATTGCGCCGACTGAGGGCTGAGGCTGATGTGGCTATATGTGTCATTCAAATAGAGGCGAAATTCATGGGATACGGGCGTAATGTATGGCGTATTAATGGGTACCCAATAACAGACGCCTACGCAGAAGATGAAGCAATCAAGAAAGTAGAGATAAACCGCCGAAGATACATTCTGCGGCAGGTTGCGAAGCTAAAACAGAAGAGAAAATGAAGACTGAAATTATAGCGTGGGTCTTGCTTTCAATTCTCGGAATCGTCACTGTTTGGCTTGGGTATCGCGCCGTGGAGATGCACGAACGGGTCAGAAAATCAATCGAAGAACTCAAAAAAGAACTAGAATCCCATGAAAACAGGAATCGAACTGATTGCGGAGGAGCGCGTTAAAATACTTGCCTCACGCGGCAAGTTGGAGGGGGCATGCAACATGGTTGCGCGCGCAGAAATGCTGGTTGAATTTTCCGGACGCCCTTCCAAAAATGTAGAGGCGGTCAACCTCCTTGCCGAGTCCGGTGCTCTTATCGCCGCCGAGATCGACCGAGTGAACCAACTATACCAAGCGTAAATATGGACACGAAACTAACAGTCGATGAAATTCAGATCGCATTACGCAATAGCGGGATTTGGAACAAGCGGCAGGATATATTCATTCCTAATCTTTCGTGGGGTCTGCTCAATTACGAGGCGGATTTGGTAGTAATTACCAAGTCTGGGTATTTGACCGAGATCGAGATCAAACGGTCGTGGGCGGATTTCAAAGCCGATTTCAAGAAAGGGCATGAACACGACGATCCGCGCGTCTACAACTTTTACTACTGCGTCCCGGAATCAATTTCCGCGCGAGTTGCGGAGTTCTTGCAGGAGAAATATGGCGCAGGTCGCCCGCCGGTGCTATGCGTGTCCGAAGAGGGTAATATCAAACATTACGGCGGTGGCTGGCCGCATCGGGGTGGTCGTAAACTGTTCCTTGAAGAGCAACTTACCGCGGCCCGGCTTGGATGTATGCGGGTTTGGAACTTAAAAGAGAAACTTATAAAACAGCAGAGCAATGAAGAAGATAATGTTTAACGACCGCTACGGCTTGACGCAGGCGGTCATCGAAGGCCGAAAGACCATGACGAGGCGGCTGGTTCCGTGGAGCCTCACAGAGCAATGGATAGAGTTTGTTTCTGATGCTCCGAGCGTGGGCGGTGTATATGTCCATGAAAGCGAAAAAGATTTTTATGAGAGGGAAACGCCCCGATACAAGGTCGGCGAGATCGTGGCCGTGGCGCAAAACTATTTTTCAACTTATGATGAGAGTAAGTGGGAAAACGGAATTTGGTATAATGAGTTTGCAGACGGGAGCGATATAACAAATCACGCAGGGTGGATTAACAAAATGTTCGTCAAAGCCGAGTATATGCCCCACCAAATCCGCATCACGGGAATCCGTTGCGAGCGGTTGCAGGATATTTCGGACGAGGACTGCATGAAGGAGGGTGTGTTGGAGCACCCATATCGCGGGTATATGGTAGACGGCATTGTGTATAAAAATAGCAAGGATAAAGAGTATAACGGCTCTTTGCAGATTTTTGATACTCCCCGCGAAGCCTTCGCCGTGCTGATCGACAAGGTTTCCGGCCGGGGTACGTGGAAATCGAATCCGTGGGTCGTGGTTTACGAATTTGAGTTGGTGAAATGAGCGACTTGATCTGTCAAATAGTTACCCGTAAAATATATGCTTACGTGGCCGAGATATTTGGGGGACCCGCATTTTGGAATGGAAAGTGGCATCTTATGGTCGATGTAATTTGGCGGGACAATGGATGTCCAATACGCGAAAAAATGGTGCTAAAGTTCGACACCAAAGAAGAGGCGGAACGGGTGAAAATCGGGACGATAGCAAAGGATAAAACACTTTATGAATTACTGAAATAGCGAGATTCTCGCAAAATATCGAAAAACTGAAATAATTATGAGAGTTTTTGATCTTGAGGCCGCCAAAGCAGGCGCGCCAGTGTGCACAATTTCCGGCAATCCGGTTCGAATTATCTGTTTCGATAAAAAAGGCACTTGTAGTCCAGTAATAGGGCTTATTGAGTGCGGAACCGTTGAAAAGTTGAATAGATATGACGGTGAAGGATACGATTATCACGGCATTGGAAACAATAACCTAATGATGCGCGACGACGACTACGCCGAGAAGCTGGCACGGGGAGAGTACGGATCAACTGTCAAGTTTTCTTTGACAGTTGATACCCCAACTTGTAAGGAATCCTTACCAGTTGACCGGGAGTACTGGCGGCGGGTGTATGCCGGGCAAATAATGCCAGTCGTATTTCATGCAGCTATTACTACTGGTGCGAAGGTTAAAGACGAATACAAGGACATGCCGGCTGACGTAGCAATTGCTCGTTCTGCGATTATCCTTGCCGACGCCCTGATTGCAGAGCTGGAGAAGAAATAAAAAAGAGGCAATCCCGAAAGATCACCCCTACACGCAGGATAAAGGTAGTAATTAAATTAAAGGATTGCAAATGAGAAGGGTAAAAAAATGGACACGCGAAGAGCTGTTTGAAATGAAGCGGTTGTATCCGACATTTTTCAACAAGGCTTTGGCTGAGTTGTTCGGTCGCTCGCCGAAGGCCATTGTTACATGTGCGGCTCGGCTCAATTTGAGAAAATCGGAAGCTTTTATGGAAGAATGCAAGCATTTGCCCGGCCGATTTCAGAAAGGGCATGTGCCGCATAACAAGGGGGTTACTGGACTCAAACGCGCTCCGAGGGAAAACAGACCCAAAGTAAACATGAAAATGCAAGAGAGAGGCAAATCTCTGGATTGTATGCCTAACCCGTTCAAATGGATGAAAAGGAGTGTCGATTAGGAATATGCGGGAGAATACTCGAAACAATAGCCGATAGGTCTCAAAAAGCAGTGTACTTTTAGCCATCGGAATTATAATGGCATATCGCGGGGTGGAGCAGCGGCAGCTCGTCGGGTTCATGTCCCGAAGGTCGTGGGTTCGAATCCCATCCCCGCTACAATTTGCATATTATGGCAGCTAATCAGGACCAGCAACATGTAGGACGCCCGCGTAAGTTCTCCAGCCCGGAGGAAATGCAGGCAGCCATTGATGCTTATTTCGCCGCGTGTGAGAAGAAAGACGAACCGCTTACTATCGAAGGGCTTTGCGAGGCTCTTGAGGTAGATAGGAGAACTATTCTCAACTATGGCAAGCTGGAGGCGTACTCTGCGTTTTTTCCCACGGTAAAAAAAAGCGCGGATGCGCGTCCAACGGGATTTGGTCGTTCGCATGCTCAAAGGCGGATGCGGGGCCGCCGCCGCGATCTTACTGCTGAAGAACAATCATGGGTACGAGGACGAGCAGACTATGAAGTTTCGCCCTATGGAGTCAAATCCTTTTAAGGATATGACGCCCGAACAGAAGGCTCAATTCCTGTCGGACGATGAAGCGGAATGAAAGTAGATGCAAATACCCTCTACCAATGGCGTACGGACAAGGCCCGAAATATTTTCGGGCTTTTTGCCAAGTATGTCAATCCGCGTTTGGAATTCGCGCAGTTTCATGTCGTCTATTACCGCATCCTGCACCGGTTCGCTACGGGGAAGATCAAGAAGCTGATTATCTCTATGCCGCCCCAGCACGGCAAAAGCGAGGCTTCGACCCGGCTTCTTCCTGCCATAATACTCGGACGGAATCCGGATGCGCGTATAGCGGTGGCTTCGTACAACGACGGCAAGGCCAAGAAATTCAATCGTGAGATACAGCGATATATGCGAACCCCGCAGTATGCCGAGTTGTTTCCCGATACGCGCATAAGCAACGGACGCACCTCCTCGGAGGATGCGATCAATACCGCGAACGAGTTTGAAATCATCGAACACCGGGGCAGTTTGCTGAGCGTCGGCCGCGGTGGCGGCCTTACCGGCAATCCTGTCGATGTCTTGATTATCGACGACCTGTACAAAGACGCCGAAGAGGGCAATTCCCCCGTTATCCGCGAATCCTGCTGGGAGTGGTATGCTTCGGTGGCCAATTTCCGGCTGCATAACGACAGCCGGCAGCTTATCGTGTTCACGCGCTGGCATGAGGACGATCTGATCGGGCGCCTCGAAAAGTACGACAAGGTAATCGAGGTCGATTCGTGGGCGCAACTCGACGATTTCCCTGCGGATGCTTGGGCAAAGGTCAATTTTCAGGCGATCAAGGAGAGCGAGCCGACCGAGATCGATCCCCGGCGGATCGGGGAGGCGCTTTGGCCGGTCCGTCACTCCTTGGAGCGGCTTCAGACGTCCCGCAGATTGTCGCCGGAATTATTCGAGTGCATGTGTCAGGGGAATCCCTACAATGAATCGGGCGCGCTCTACGGCCGGGAGTGGCAGACCTACACGGAACTGCCCGCAACCTACGGCAACAACAACTACACGGACATTGCCGACACCGGGACCGACAACACGCTTTCTATATCTTATCGGGTAGGAGCGACGGAAACCGCAGACGGCATGAGCTTCCGCAAATGCTACATTACCGATTTGGTATACACGGGCAGCGATCTGGACGAGGCGGAAAAACTGCTGCCGATGCTGTTTTCCCGGACGCAGACCCGTTCGGCCCGTATCGAGAGCAACAATGGCGGCCGCTATTTCGCCCGAAAACTGAAGGCCCGCTGTCCGGGTGTGGAGATCGTTCCGTTTTTCCAGTCTCAGAATAAGGAGTCGCGCATCCTGACCTATGCGCCCACGGTGAAGCAGTGCATCGTCCTGCCTTATGATTGGGCGCAGCGCTGGCCGCGGTTCTATGCGGATGCGACATCCTTCAAACGGATATTCAAAGCCAATGCCCACGACGAGGTGGCGGACGTACTTACGGGCATTGCGGAGTGATCGCAAACCTCTTCGCGGAGTAAAGGTGCGCAATTGACGCCGATCTGCCTCAAAATAATATTTTCCTTTGTAGTGAAAAAGGGCTGAAAGTAGCCCATATGTTTAATCGATAAAATTATTTAACGTATGAATTGTGGTTGTCCGCGCGGCGCATCGCTCACGACTATTCCGGTCTCCGAATGTCCGGAAAGCATGGGGCAGGTGCAGAAGTTGATCTTCCAGCGCATCTACAAATCGGGCGACGAGCAGAACAGCATCGCCGATCCCACCAAACTGGCGTCGTGGACGCCGCTTCTCACGGCATCCGACGGCACGAAGGCCGTCATCACGCCGTTCATCAGCGAACCGACTGCCGAACCGGGCGAAGCCCGCACCTATGGCGGCGGCAACGCTACCGTCGGCGGTGTCGAAATCATCCTCGGCACGAATCCCACGGCTTTCACGGCCAAAATCCTGCGTTCGCCGCAGGACACGATCAAGGCCATGAAGGAGCTGATGTGCGAAGACGTCGGTGTCTACCTGATCGACGAGCACGGAAATATCGGCTGCGTGAAAAACGTCGATAACTCCGGCGACTCTCCGGTGACGACCTACAGGCCGATTCCGGTGCAGTCGGTGTTCGTATCGGACAAGGGACTGGGCGGTTTCGAATCTCCCGACAGCAACAACATTTCGTTCTCGTTCCTGCCCGGATGGTCGGACGATTTCACGATCGTTGCTCCGGCCGACTTCAACCCGCTGCGCGATCTGGTCGCCGCCGGCAAATAGTCAGAGGCTATGAAGCGTGAAACGAAAGTGACGCTGATTACTGCGGACGGTATGACGCAGGAGTTTACGCCGGAGCATGCCGAGCGTCTCCTGCGCATGCCCCGCAACGGAGGCTGGAAGTTACCCGAAAATTCACCTTTCATCTTCACCCCGGCATATGGGATTGACCGTCGAAGAAATACGCGACCGGATAAAGTCACCGCATCACGGCGGAACCAAGAATAAAGCCATCCGGCAGCAGGAACGCATCCGATTCCATGCGGAAACGTAATCGACTGCACAAGTTTAACGGACGGGGGTAGGGGAATGCCCTGCCCCTGTTTTTCATTCAACCGGAAATGTATAGAATACCCGAAATCCAAAGCCGGCTGGCCGGACTCGTCGGCTGGCGCAAGGACCCGAATCCGAAATACCGGATCGACGACGAGCTGCGGCAGTCCGAAAGCGGCCTTTATTTTCAGGACGTGCATCCGCTGCTGACACTGGAAAACATGTACTATTGCATGCCCGACGAGAAGGACACCGTCTATCCGGCGTACGACGCTTCGGCCGACTATAAAACCGGTGATGTCGTTCGAGACCCGCAGGACGGGAAGAAACTTTACGCCGCGGTGCAGGACAGCACGGGGCAGGAGCTTGCCGATTCGGAATACTGGGCCGAATACGATCCCTTTTCGTCGTTTCTGCGCGAGATCGTGCAGTCCGGGACGGCATTGGCCGTGCAGACCTTCGTCAACGGCCATGCGGTCGGGAACCGGGCGAAAAGCCTGCTCGACAAACGTCCGTTCTTCGACGGCACGGGGCGTATCGCCGACGCGATCCGGAATACCGGCAAGGTCGTAGGCTACGAGATCGTTCCGGTCCGTGCGCTGGGCGTCACCACGAAGATCGAGCGCATCGGCCTGCAGGTGACCGGAAACGGCCCCGTGACGGTCTATGTCTTTCACTCCAGCCTGCTCGAACCGGTCTATACGTTCGAGTTCGACGTCAAGGCGAAGGTAGGGTATCAGTGGTTTCCGGTCAAGGATTGCTATCTGCCTTATCTGCAGCAGGGCAATGCCGGCGGTTCGTGGTACGTGTGCTACAACCAGTCCGACCTGCCCGCGGAGATGGAAGCCGTAAATATAAACCGCGACTGGTCGCAACAGCCGTGCGCCTGCCGCCGCGGAGAGTACGAGTTGTGGAAGATGGTCCACAAGTACATGGAGATTTACCCCTTTGCCGTGCGCGGAGGGGCCGATTTCGGCCGATCTCCCGAATTGTGGGACATCGCAGACATGACCTACACCTATACGCGCAACTACGGGATGAATCTCGAAGTCACCATAGGCTGCGACTATACGGACTTCATCACCGAACAGCGCATGAACTTCGCCGAGGTCGTGGCCAAGCAGGTCGCGGTGAACGCGCTCCGGTACATGGCTTACAACCCCAATGTGCGGATCAACCGCAACCAGTCGAACATTACCCGTACGGACATCCTCTTCGAACTGGAGGGGAATACTGCCGGCCGGCCTTCGGGCTTGGTGAACGACCTGAACAGAGCCTATCAGGCTTTGCGGCTCGATACCGCCGGAATGTCGCGTATCTGCCTGCCTTGTCACAACGGAGGAGTGCGGTACGGGGCTGTCGGCGGAATGTGACGAATTGAACAATTTGATGCGGTTTTATAACACTTTTCCTTAGGAGAAACACAAACCTTTTGAACAATGAATGCCATTCAGTCGATGATCGACGCCCTCCGGGATTTCAGGCAGCGCGAAGGTGAATACATTCTCGGCAGTGTGCGCGAAAACGAAGCGGCGGTTATCGACATGAACGCCGAAGAGCAGTTGTTTGAGAAGGGTGAAAACCGCCTCGGCGTGTCGATCGCGGATTACCGCCCGTATTCGCCGGTCACCATTGAGGAGAAACGGATGCGGGGACAGCCGTACAATCGCGTAACGCTGCGCGACACGGGCGATTTCGAGAGCAGTTTTTACATCCGCTATTCGGGGGACAGCTTCGAAATCACGGCGTCGGACGGGAAAACCGACGATCTGGTCCGCAAGTACGGCAAAGAGATTTTCGGCCTGAACCGAGACAATCTCGACGAGCTGATCCGCACCTATATGCTGCCGTTCCTGCGCGAAAAACTTATAGAAACAATAAACGACCGAAAATGAACGAAAATCCTGTACTGCTCGATAAAGTCCTCGGACAATTGCGCGACGCACTGGCGGCGAACGTGTCGTGGCTTACGAATGTCTATGGAAAGGCCCAGCGTCTGATTGAAAAGGACGTGCAGGGCCGGGACCTCTATTTCCCCGCGATCTACACCGGAGAAACGGAATATCTCTCCATGTTGCCCGACTCGCGGCTGGGGAACTTCAGTTTCTTCGATATTCCGGACGCTTACCGCTTCCCGGAATACAACCGATATACGGTAAACAAGTTCTTCACGCCGTTCCGGCTGGTGGTTTGGTTCGACGAGCGGACGATATGGGGACCGGGCGTCAGTAACCGCGAGCAACTGAAGATGGACGTACTGGCGGTGCTCGGCCAGACGACGCTCAAAGAGGGCGGGTTGCGGATCGATAAGGTCTGCGAACGCCATGAAAACATATACTCCGGCTATTCGCTCGCCGAAGTCGATGTGCAGTACCTGATGGTGCCGTACGGCGGCTTTGCAGTCGAGGGCGAGCTGGAACTGTCGGAAGAGTGCATAGCGAGATAATAACCTAAAAATTACGAAATATGGTAACTTTCATCTGCATTGTAGTGTGTGTGGCTCTGGCGGCCGCATTCGTCGTCCTGTTTATGGACCGCGCCGGATTGCGCGAGCGGGTCGTGGCCACGGCTCCGAAACCGATCTCCGAAATGTTCGGTTGTGATTTTTGTCTCTCATGGTGGAGCTGCGCTGCGCTGGCCGTCATTGCTGCGGTCATCTGCCGGGACGCTGCGATCCTTGCCGCGCCCCTGTTCGCAACCCCGATAACCCGCGCGCTGCTATGAGAACCGAAAAACTGAACGGCCATACGGTCAAGCTTTACGACGGCGTGGACGAAATGCCTGTCGGCCGGTTCCAGCGCTTCAACAAATGCCTGCTGTACGACACCGGCATCGGGTCGGATTTCGCAGACGTGGACGCGCATATGTCACGGATCGCGGCGTATATCCCGAAGGACCCCGCTAAAGCCCTACAGGAACTGGAGAACATGCGCAACAACCTCTACTACATCGTGCAGGGCGTATCTCCGCGCAACATGGCGTTCGCGGCGCTCGTGACCGAGATCGACGGCCGGCCGCGGAACGACCTGAGCGACGCGGGGCTGAACGAGACGCTGGCCCTGCTCGACGATGTGAAGCACACACTTATCTCCCGGCTGGCCGAGGCGATCAAAAAAAAAATCCGCGAAGACCTTTCTGTTTATTTCCCGGCTACGTTTAGCGACGTACATGAAAAAGACACGACGGAAAGGCTTCTCCGCCGGACGCGTCTGGTCCTTTCGGAAATTACGACGTCCGGGGACGCGGCGGAAGACATCGCGCTGATCGACGACTTCATTCTGATGCAGAATCCGCCGCAGGCGTATTCGACCGCGCAAGGCGCGGATGTGATGTTCGATAAGAATTATACGGAAATAACGCTGCTCGTTTCCAAGTCCATGAAGATGGACGCCCGGAACATGACGGTGTTGGAATTCTATCAGGCGCTCGCTTACATGAAGAGCGAAGCCCGGAAAATGCGAAAACGAGTAAACTGATACCCATTCATGGCAGAGGTAAACAACCCCATAAAAACCAGCGATCTGATTCAGAACGACGGTACGATCGACAAACTTATCGCCGATCTGGAAAAACTGCGCGACAAATACGTCAAGTCGATGGACGAGATTCGGAAGAAGGCGAACGCGCTGGATCAGACCCTTCAAAAGCTGAGCGGCTCCACCGAACAGCAGAAGCAGGCCGCGCAGCAATCCGCCGCCGAAGCCGACCGGATGTCCCGCGCCTACAAGGAAATGAAGAAGGAAGCCGCCGCGCTTGAAAGCGAAATCATTGCCCTCCGTCGGCAGAAGGCAGAATTGACTTCGGCTACACAGACAGAAACAAAGGCGATGCAGGCGGAGGCCAAGAGTGTCAAGGAACTCAGCGATTTGGTCGAAAGCGTTGCCGGTGCCCGCGGCGATCTGCTCGACCAGATGGTGCGGGAGCAAGCCGTTCTGACACGCATTCGGAAAGAGCGGAAGGAATTGACGAAAGCCGAAAAAGAGGGGCGAATCAATTCGGAAGACGCCATCGCGAAGCGGGCACGGCTGCTCAATACCGAAACGCAGTATAAAATATCGCTTCAGCAAACTCGCTCCCAGCTTAACGCCAATACCAAGCAATTATTGGCGGCGAACGGGTCTTACGATGAAAGTGCGCAACTTCTTGAACGCATGCGCATGACTTATCGGAGTCTGGGCGAAAGTATGCAGAAATCGCCGTTGGGGGTTGAAATGCTCCGCAATATAGAGTTGCTGGATGCCAAAGTTAAAAAGGCCGACGCTTCGATGGGGAATTTCCAGCGTAATGTCGGTAACTACGCCAGTGGATTCAGCCCGTTGCAATTTCAGGCTCAGCAGGTAGCCCGCGAATTGCCGTCCCTCACGACATCGGCCCAGCAGTTTTTCTTGGCTATCTCGAACAACCTGCCGATGTTGGCAGACGAACTTAGCCGTGCCCGTCAAGAATACAGAAAAATGCGGGATGAAGGCAAAGAGGGAATCCCCGTGTGGAAACAGCTGCTCAAATCCGTTGCATCGTGGCAAACGCTTTTGGTGGTCGGGATTACTGTAGCAACTGCCTATGGCAAGGAGATCGGGAACTTCTTCTCGCAGATATTTGGAGCAGTGCCCAAGATGCGGACTACGACACAAATGTTCGGCGATGTAAATAAAGCGATTTCAAGCAGTGCAAAACCGCTTGCTGAAAATCTTGTCCGCTATCGTGAACTGCAAAGAGAGTGGAATAATTTGAAAGGCAAGGCGGACGAACAATTAACGTGGATCAAGGAAAATCAGACGGAATTCGGAAATCTGGGTGTCGCAATCAATGATGCCAATGACGCGCAGATTGCTTTCGTATCGAATTCGAATGCGGTGATTACGGCGTTGCGAGAACAAGCCCGCGCTGCTGCTGCCCGTGATTTGGCGGTGTCGCAATACGAAAAGATCATCCAAACGGAACTCGAAATAAAGCAAGCGGAAAAAGATGTCTCGCAATACGAGAAAGCTGCTGAAAGCTTCGGGAAAAATGCCGGAACTGGCATTTATCTTCGGGGTGATGTTATGGGAGACTCGCGAGATCAAGCGCAAAACATGGCAAAACACGCTCAGAACCGTGTCGATAAACTTAAGGCTGAGTTGGTTGTGCTTAATGGGATAGCCGACGGATATTTCAAAATTCAGGCGGCTGCCGAAGATGCAGGAAAAGCGGCCATCAAGGGTGCAGGATTGACGCCGTTCGATACGAACAAGGCCGAAGAAAAACTTCGGAAGGAAGAAGAGCGCAAACGCAAAGCGGAAGAGGCGGCCGCCCGGCGCAAACAGACACAGGCCGACAAAGAAGCCCGCGCGGCCGAACGTCAGGAAAAATACGCCTCCGATGCAGCGAAAAAGTCCGAACAGCTGCAAGTCGACGCTATGCAGGCAGGCTATGCGAAACGCCGTGCGACAATCGAATTCAATGCCAAATGGGAAGCGGCGGAGTTGGAGCGGCGCTATAATAAAATCGAAGGTTTTACCGAGGGCGACGCCGATTTGTGGAAGGATTACGCTTATGCCGTCATTGCCAACGAAAAGGCCAAAAACGATGCTCTTATCGAGCTGGACAATCAATATGCACTCGAAACCCGGCAGTTGACGCAGGAAACCCTGCAAAACCGACTTGCCGCTGTGCAGGAAGGAAGTGTCGAATATATCCGCATTCAGCGCGAAATGCTGGAAAACGCCCGGCAGATCGAACTGCTGGAAAACAAGACGCGCCCGGCAGAGCAACGGCAGGATGAGACTGCGATAAACGCTAAGTACAGATTTCAGGGGACACAGCAGGGATTTCAGTCCGGGATGACTGGTATTGATACGGCATTTTCCGTTCAAAACAGCGAAATCGAGGCATTGAAGGCAACCGAGCGGGAAAAGACGGTATTGCGCCTGCAGGCGGAAAAAGAACGTTGGGAGAAAGTGTTGGCCCTGATGAATCAATATGGCGGAGTCGTTTCGGATGCGGATGTAGCTATTGTTAAAAACGCCATTACCGCGACCAACAACGAAATCGAGAAGGCCAAACAGCCGCGCGATCTGTGGGATGCAATGGGAATCAATCTCGACGACGATAAAAAGCAGGCTATCTCCGAAAGCGTTTCTTTCGCTTTGGAGCAGATGTCTTCGATTCTCGATGCGGAGATCGAAATGGCGCAGCAGGCTGTCGATGCGGCCAATGAGCGCGTCACGGCTGCGCAGTCGGCGCTCGATGCTGAGATGCAGGCGAAAGCCAACGGACTCGCATACAGTCAGACCGAAGCGGAAAAAAGGCTGGAGATGGAGAAGCAGAATCAGGCGAAAGCCATTGCCGAGCAGAAAAAAGCGCAAAAGCAGAAAGCCCAGATCGAGACCTTGCAGCAGATTTCAAGTCTGGTGACCGCTTCGGCGGCGATTTGGGGCGCGCTGGTGCTGCCGTGGCTGGCGATTCCGGCCATTGCGATCATGTGGGCGACGTTCGGCGCGGCGAAGATCAAAGCTTCACAGCTCGCCAAATCGTCGGGTACCGAGCAGTACGGCGACGGCACCTACGAATTTATCGACGGCGGCAGTCACCAGAGCGGCAACGACGTTCCGCTGGGCATCAATCCCAGAACGGGGAAAGAACGCCGTGTCGAAGGCGGGGAAATGTTTGCCGTAGTGAACAAGTCCGGAGTGCGTAAATACCGGTCCGAGCTGCCGACGATCATCAATTCTCTGAACCGCGGGGAGTTCGACCGCACCTATATCCGGCAGGCGTTCGCCCAGCAGCCGGCGGAAGTAATTGTCAATGCTTCCAGCGACAACCGGAAGATCGCGGCAGATATTGCGGCTATCAGGAGACTATCCGAACGTCAGGTGTATACCGATTCGAAGGGTCGAACTGTCATCAGATACAAGAAACACACGAAAATACTCAATTAGAATGAATCCGAAGTACCGATTTTTCATCAACGACCGCGAATGCGCCCCGTATTACAAAGACGATCTGTCGCTCGATACGGAACGCGAGTCGTCGCGCTGGTTTTTCCGGTCGAAATTGAGTGGCAAACTCAACTTCATCCGGGATGACTTTGACTATATCGACCGGCAGCCAATTTCTACGACATTCCAGCTGCGTATCGAACGCAGGAACGCTACCGGATGGGCTGAATACTACCGCGGGCGTTTCTTCAAGACCGACTGCGAATTCGACCGCGACAACCGCATCGTTACGGTCGTTGTCGATTCACAGGACAATTATGTGGACATCCTCAAAAACTACGATTCGGAGGAGAACCTGATTCCGCTGGCACCGGACAGTGTGAGTGTAAAGACCTTTGTCCGTCCTCTTCTGGAGGTGTATCTGGTCCAGAACGGCGTCGGATCGGATAAATTGTCGGTATTTCAGGGCAATCACGTCTGGGAGAAGGAGACGAACGACTCTCCTTCCGATGAAAATACGCTGGTAAATACCTACCATTTTGCGCCGGGACGTAATGTCGGGATTGCCGGGGTTGCTTATGGCGCAGGCAACTGGAGCCTTTTGGAGATAGACAATTACTGCGGTACTTATATTTTGAGGAGAGGAAGTGCTGAGAATAAAAATCGTTTTTTTGTCAATTCAAGAACCAATTATTGTTTATTGGAGCATCAAGGGAGCTTTGCCGAGATGTGGTTGCGTGCTTATGATCCAGTGGCCGATAAAGATGTGGGTGATTCTCTTGCGATCGGATTGGTTCGAGCCAGCGGTCAGTTTAATTTGACGCGATGGAGAAATGGCGAGTGGGTAAATGAAGATGTTTTGAATGTGAATATCCAATCCTCCAAAATATATCAGCGGGTAATTAGTGCAGTGGGGAAGGATAATCAACGCCGGAGTGATTCGGATATTACCGACACCTCGCTGAAGGTTTATCCATTTGCGATAACGGAAAATACCGCCTATGAAGTCATCGTATCAAACGAGGTTTCATCGGAGCCTACAGAATGGGGCCGGGCGGAAAACGGCGGCTACTTCGTGCGACCTGCCAATGCCGACCAAAGTTTCTTTCCGGTCTTCCAGTCTCGGTGGGCGACGATCTCGTACTGGATGAAACTGACGCTGACCGAAAATGACAGCAACCGCCGGGAATGGGTTATCAACGACTGCTACGACATAGGAAATGTCATTAAAGTCCTGCTTCAGAAGTTTGCACCGGAGATTAAGCACGAACCGCTGCCGGAGTACAGCGAATTCCTGTATTTTGCCGGGGATGCGACACATAGTGACCTTTATAAACTGTTTCCAAAAAAGCCGACCTCTGTTCCCAATTTCCGGCTGATGATCTGCCCCAAAAGCAACCTGCTTTCGGTGAACTACGATAAACCGGCGCAGATCGCCAAAACGAGCCTGCAAAGCATCTTCAATATGCTGCGCGACGTCTACCAGCTATACTGGTATATCGACGACGACAAGCGCCTGCATATCGAGCACCTGCAATGGTTTCTCAATGGCGGCAGTTACGCGAGAACCGGTTCCGTATCGGTGGACTTGACCAAGCTGTTCGACCCGCGGACCCGCAAGGCATGGAGCTTCGGCACGGCCAAGTGGAACTACGACAAGGGCCAGCTTCCCGATCGTTTTGAATTCGAGTGGCCGGAGGATGCGGGGGCGGTGTTCAACGGCTATCCGATCGAGGTGAAAGCGCCGTTCGTCACCGACGGCAAGAAGGAGCAGATTACGGTAGGTTCGTTCATGTCGGACATCGATACGATGCTGTATAACTCCGGCAGCGTATCTTCCGACGGATTCGTACTGCTGGCGGCCAATGATAAGTTTTTCGGTGAAACCGCGCAGACCTCCGGCTGGATGAAGAACGACGGTACGGTCGAGGAGCCTTATAGCGGAAGCGCTCACCGAACTTATGACGCTTCGGCCCAAAACATCGCCGGACAGACGGTGAAGATTCGATGCTGGGGCAGCAGTACCTATCCGGGCTGCGTGTGTCTCAATGCAGACAGGAATGTCCTGCAATGCTACCTGAACACGACATCCGAGATGAGCTTCATGCAAAACAAGCAGGTCTTGATTCCGGCCGACACGAAATATATTGTCCTGAACTACGCCAACGGAATGGGCATGACGGGACCGATTACCACTTCCCGCTTGTCGAGTCTCTACCAGACGCAATCCAATCCGCTGGCGTGTGTGTGGAACGGCAGCAACTGGGTGCCCGATCACTTCTACTATCAGGGCCGTAACGCCAATGTGCAGAATTTCTGGGCGTCGTTTCTGTATATCGCTCCGAAATTCTACGTCTACGACCTTCCGTCGGACGATTGTGTCATCAACAACGGCGAGGAGACTTTCGGGCCGGCGGCCCCTATCGCCGTACAGTCGATCTCGAAGGCTTTGAAGCAGCAGATCGACATTCCGTCGCCGCTTGCACCCCGAATCAATCCCTATCAGCTCGTCCGAACGGCGCTCGGCAACGGCATGGTAGAAAAAATCTCGCTGAATTTGTCGAGCGATAAAGCAGAAGTCCAATTAAAATACGAATTGAAATGACCCCGAATAACAATCTTTTCCCGCTTCCGTGGTATAAATCCGTGAAGTATCAGGATTTTCGTAAGTCCTATGCGTACGGCAACGTTTTCCAGCTCATCGCGCCGGACCGGTCGTTGCTGCCGTTCCAAATTCGACGCGCGCACCGCGCCTCCGCGGCCTTTACGCTCCGCGTGCTGTATGATGACGGCACATTATACCGGAATATCTCTGCGGATACCGCTGCCGATCTTCATGTTGTCAGCGGTACCGATTTCGACGTTATCCAGTACTGCAACACCGGATTGGCGAACCAGTTTGCCCGGCCGCTGACTCCGGGCCGGTACTATGCCGAATTGTCGGACGGTGTCGAAACATGGTATTCCGAGGTGTTCAACGTCGTGGATGATCTTTCGCGTTACATCCGGCTGGAATACTGGTCGGCCGACAATCAGGAATATGACGGCGGGGATATAGTCTACTCGAACGGCTACCGCAACGTGCTCTATATCTGCTCGGAGCTGGGGAAGCCCGATTACGAGTACGAGGAGGAGGCTGAACCGCGC